ACTCAATCGGAGAAAAAAGAGACATACCACTCAACTTAGATAATGTGTCCTTTCAAGATGATTATGAGGGTGATTTTTCTACAAGAAGATCTCTAATCTATACTCTAAGATTTACTGCAAAAACGTATTTATTTGGACCAATTGCAGAGACTACTGATGGTCTAATTAGAAAGGTACAGGTAGATACTCATATGTCAACCGATGTTGTAACTGCAAAGAGGGAAATGAGATATACGGTAACTCCCGATCCAATTGATTCCAATCCAGATGATGATTTTGGATTTAGTGAAACTTGGGAAACATTTACAGATTCTAAAGTTTATAGTCCAACTCAGCAAAGAGATCTATAAACATTATGAAAAATAAATATGACGATTTAGATTCTACATTCAATATTGAAAGTGATATTGTAGAAGTAGAAAAGGTTGAAAAAGAGTTAAATATTGTTCCTCTAAAATCTGATGATATTAAAAAAGATTATGAATATACAAGAGCAAATTTATATTCATTGATTGAAAAGGGTCAAGAGGCAATTAATGGAATTATGGAACTTGCTGGAGAAGGTGGTTCACCAAGAGCATATGAGGTTGCTGGACAATTAATTAAAAGTGTTGCAGATACAACTGATAAATTAATTGACTTACAGAAAAAATTAAAAGATGTTGAGGAGGATACTGTAAAATCACCAAGTAGTGTGACCAATAATGCTTTGTTTGTTGGTTCAACATCAGAACTTTCAAAAATACTTAAACAAGGTTTTCTAAATAGTAAAGATTAGTCTTAGTAGATGATAAACTGGAATGAACGAAGCAACATTCACGCATAAAACACCTCATTTAAAAAAATCACAACATCAATTAGATCCAAATCTTCAACTTAAACATCTTGTTCACCATTCTGTTGTTCAATATGTTGATAGGGATGCTGATGGTGATGTTGACGCATATGATAACCCAAAGAAAAATACTCCAGATGAAAATGTTTCCAGTGCAGTAAAAGCACAAGAATATTCATCTAAACTAATTGCAAAACAAAAAGGTGAATTAAAACATACTAGAAGAGGTATGGCTTACGAAGAAACTGCTGAAGTAAGATATTGTCCAGCATGTAAAAAAAGTGAAATAAGAGAAGAGTGTAAATATGGAGCAAAATATTGGGATATGTTTTCTCAAGCAATAAATTTAGCAGAACCATTAACCACAAACCAATTAAAATATAATCCCAATAGACCTCATCCAGCAAATGAGGAGAAAGATCACGAATATTCAATGGCTCGTTCTGAAATATCCACAATTATCAATGCGGCAAATAGATTAAAGAAAAAAATGAAAGGTGAAGGTAATATTGAAGCCTGGGTCCAATCAAAGATTACAAAGGCAGCAGACTATATTGATACTGCGGCAGATTATATTGATAGTGGAGAAAGTAAAGTTAATGAGGATGTAACAATTGAAGACGCAAACGGTAATACCTTTCTTCGGATTATTGATATCATCAAAGCAGACCGTCTTGTAAAAGAAGCAAAGTCCGGTGATCAAGGTCTTCGTGATTGGTTTGGAAAATCAAAATCATCCACAGGAAAAAAAGGGTGGGTTCAACTTGGTGGAAAATTTGCAGGAGAACCTTGTGCCCGTCAAGAAGGACAAACTTCTACACCAAAATGTGGTAGTTCAAAAATGGCAGCAAATCTTTCACCCGAAGAAGAAGAAAAGGCAAGAAGAAGAAAAAATCGTTTGGATCCAAATCAACCACAAAAATCTGGTGCTTCAAAACCAACGAATGTAAGGACCGAAGAAATTAATATCCAAGAGGTAAAAGACAAAGCAGGAAAGGGTAGTGGTAAAAAAGATGCTTGCTATAATAAAGTAAAATCTCGTTACGATGTTTGGCCATCTGCATATGCTTCTGGAGCACTTGTCAAATGTCGTAAAGTTGGTGCTACTAATTGGGGTACAAAATCAGAAGATTGTTGGGATGGTTATAAGCAAGAAGGTATGAAGAAGAAAGGTAAAAAAATAGTCCCAAATTGTGTCCCCAAAGAAGGAAAATCTTTCGATTCTTTTATAAGTGAAGCATCTGCTGCTTGGCAAAGAAAAGAGGGAAAGAATCCTGAGGGTGGTCTAAATAAAAAAGGAATTGCTTCTTATCGCAAAGAGAATCCTGGATCAAAATTACAGACTGCGGTTACGACAGAACCATCAAAATTAAAACCAGGTTCAAAGGATGCAAATCGTAGAAAATCATTCTGTGCTCGCATGGGTGGAATGCCTGGTCCTATGAAAGATGAAAAGGGTCGTCCAACAAGAAAAGCATTATCCTTAAGAAAGTGGAATTGTTAATATATCATCAGAATTATGAAAACTTATAAAAATTATGTCTGATAACATCTACTTAGGTAATCCAAATTTAAAACGGGCAAATACTCAGATCGAGTTTACTGAAGAACAAATCTATGAGTTCTTAAAGTGTAAAGAAGATCCTGTATATTTTACACTCAATTATATTAAGATTGTTACACTTGACCACGGACTACAGCCTTTTAGAATGTATCCGTTTCAAGAGAAGTTAATTAGTAACTTCCACGAGCACAGATTTAATATTTGTAAGATGCCTCGTCAAACAGGTAAGTCCACTACTTGTGTCTCATATCTATTACATTATGCAGTCTTTAACGATAATGTAAATATTGCTATTCTGGCAAACAAGGCATCTACGGCAAGAGACCTTCTGGGAAGATTACAACTTGCTTATGAGAATCTGCCGAAGTGGATGCAGCAAGGCATTCTATCGTGGAACAAAGGTTCATTAGAATTGGAAAATGGGTCAAAAATTTCTGCAAACTCCACTTCTTCATCTGCCGTTCGTGGTGGTTCATACAATATCATCTTCTTGGACGAATTTGCGTTCATTCCAAATCACATTGCCGATGACTTCTTTGCATCGGTTTATCCTACTATTTCTTCCGGTCAAAGCACAAAGGTCATTATTGTTTCCACTCCACGTGGTATGAATCACTTCTACCGCATGTGGCATGACTCTGAGAGGGGTAAGAATGCATATGTGGCTACGGATGTCCATTGGTCCGAAGTGCCCGGTAGAGACGCAGCATGGAAGGAACAGACGATTGCAAACACAAGTGAGCAGCAATTTAAGGTTGAATTTGAATGTGAATTTTTAGGTTCTGTAAATACTCTCATCAATCCATCAAAACTACGAAATCTTGTATATGAAGATCCAATTAAGAGAAATGCTGGACTGGATGTTTATGAAGAAGCAAAGCAAGATAATAACTATCTAATCACAGTCGATGTGGCAAGAGGAATTGGTAATGATTATTCGGCATTTATTGTTTATGACATTACAAACTTTCCATATAAGGTTGTGGCAAAGTATAGAAATAATGAAATTAAACCAATGATGTTTCCAAGCATCATTCACCAAGTAGCAAAGGGTTATAATGATGCCTGGTTATTAATTGAGGTCAACGATATCGGAGACCAGGTGGCAAGTATTCTGCAATATGATCTTGAGTATGATAATGTATTAATGTGTGCCATGAGGGGTCGTGCAGGGCAGATTGTGGGGTCTGGTTTCTCTGGTAAGAAATCACAACTTGGTGTGAGAATGACTGCAGCAGTCAAAAAATTGGGATGTTCAAATTTAAAAACATTAATGGAAGATGATAAACTTCTTACTGTTGATTATGATATTATTTCCGAACTAACAACTTTTGCTCAACGACACAATTCATTTGAAGCAGAAGAAGGTTGTAATGATGACTTGGCAATGTGCTTGGTTATTTTTTCTTGGTTAGTAGCACAGGACTACTTTAAAGAAATGACAGATAATGATGTCCGTAAGAGAATTTATGAAGAACAAAAAAATCAGATTGAGCAGGATATGTCTCCATTTGGTTTTATCTCTGATGGTATCGATGAAATAACAAGTTTTGTAGATGATGACGGTGATAGATGGTATACAGATGAATATGGAGATCGATCATATATGTGGGATTATATTTGATGGATTTAAATGACCAATTAGAATTAGAACATTTATTATTTTTTGATAGAAAATGTAGGGTTTGTAGAAAAGTAAAAAGTTTAATGGATGATTTTTATTTAACTAGAAAAAATAGATCAACATTTGTATCAGCATATTCGTATGAGTGCAAAGACTGCACAATTAAAAGAATTACTGAGGATAGAAGATCTAAAGAAATTTTTACAAAGTGGGAATATCCTGACTGGTAATATTGTTCACGTATTGTTTCCCCGTTAGAATAAGTAGTTTTAATAAATATTTGTAGGTAAATTTGGATTGCGAGGGGAATTAAGATGCCACTAAATTTAGCATCTCCTGGAATTGTAGTAAGAGAAGTGGATTTAACTGTTGGAAGAGTTGATCCAACATCTGATAAAATTGGTGCGATTGTAGCACCTTTTGAAAAAGGTCCAGTAGAACTGCCAACACTCGTTCAGAGTGAAAAAGACTTATTGGATATTTTTGGCAAATCATACTCAACAGATAAGCACTATGAGTATTGGTTAACGGCATCATCGTTCTTAGCTTACGGTGGAGCTTTACGTGTTATAAGAGCAGATGACAGCAATTTTGTAAATGCTGGAGTAGGAAACACCGTCGTAAAAATTAAAAGCATCGAACATTATGAGCAACTGGGTTATGATGAGAACGTAATTGCTGGAGTTGTCGTTGTTGCCAAAAACCCAGGTTCATGGGCAAATGGATTGAGAGTAGGTATTATTGATGCCAAGGCAGATCAAATTATTGGAATTGCTACAACAGCAGTTACTAGTTTTTCTGCAACAGTTAGCGACAGAAGTGGTATTCTTATTGGTTCTGCCAGCACAATCGGAATCGTTACTACATCACCAGCAATTACTGTTGGGCAGGTAGTTAGATGTGATGTAGGTGGAGTAGTTTCTACTGGAACAACAGTTACAACAGTTGGAGCAGGAGTAATTACAATATCAAATGCTTCACTTCAAACAGCAACTGTAACAACAACGTTTGATTTTGGAACTGAAACAATCATCACAGCACCTCTTTCAGTTGGGTACGGAATCACTCAGTCAGTTGCTAACAAAGTAAATCCTGGAGTAGGAACAACTACACTCTTAACTGGTTATTTAAAAGGTATCATTACCGAAATTGGATCTTCACAAGTTGCAGTAAAAGTTCTTACTCATGTTTCTGCTGCAGGAACCGAAACTGCTGTTGATTATCAACCATCGGGAGTTTGGGCGTTTAATACCACCAATGTAGTAGGAATTGCTACCAATGGTCAAGCATCTACATATGGAACTGCTACAGTAACATCAACATCAGATTGGTTTGATCAACAAAATCTGGTTGTAAGTACAGCAGTTGTTGGTGGAGCAACAACAGAAGTATCAATTAAGTGGAATACTGTTGCAGATAGACCTTCAACTTCATCATATGCTGATGCAAGAGGTTCTAGATTTGATGAGGTTCATGTTGTAGTTATTGACGGTGATGGAAAGGTCACTGGCAATGCAGGAACCATTCTTGAAAAGCATCTTTCACTATCGAAAGCAAAAGATGCAGAATATTCTGCAGGATCTCAATCTTATTGGAGAAAATATCTTGCAGAAAACTCAGCATTTATTTTTGGTGGATCTCAACCATCAGGAACTGTACAAACAGGATATTCCACAGGTTTCACTCTTGTAACAGATAATGCTTGGGATCAAGAGGCTGAGGGTGCAGTTTTCAATGCAATCGGTGCATATAATCAAAAATTAAGTGGTGGTGCCGATTATAATGGTAAAACAGGTATTGGATCAACTGAGGCACTTTTAGTAGATCTTGATAAAATTGTAACAGGTTATGGTTTATTGGAAAATACAGAAAATTATACTGTAGATTTTCTTTTGATGGGATCTGCAAATTATACAAAAGAGGAGGGGCAAGCACTTGCAAATAAATTAATTGCAGTTGCAGAAGCAAGAAAAGATGCTGTGGCATTCATTTCACCATATAGAAAAGCATTCTTAACCGATACAAGTGTTGGGACCGTAACTGTAGAAAATGACGACACTGTTACTACTAATGTCATTGGTTTTTATGCACCAGTAACTTCATCATCGTATGCAGTTTTTGATAGTGGTTATAAGTACATGTATGATAGATTTGCCAATACATTCAGATATGTTCCACTCAATGGAGATATTGCCGGTCTTTGTGCTCGTAATGACATTAATAATTTTCCTTGGTTCTCGCCCGCAGGAACATCCAGAGGAGCAATTCTTAATGCAGTAAAACTTGCATATAATCCATCAAAAACACAAAGAGATCGTCTCTATTCAAATAGAATTAACCCAGTAATCTTCTCACCTGGTTCTGGAATTATTTTATTTGGTGATAAAACTGGATTTGCAAAAGCTTCAGCATTTGATAGAATTAATGTTCGTCGTCTCTTTATCTATCTTGAAGATGCGATTTCTGCCGCAGCAAAGGATCAACTTTTTGAATTTAATGATGAAATTACAAGAACCAATTTTGTAAATATTATTGAACCATTCCTTCGTGATGTTCAAGCAAAGAGGGGAATTTTTGATTACGTTGTAATTTGTGATGAAACAAATAATACTGCTGCTATTATTGATAATAATGAATTTGTTGCTGACATTTATATCAAACCAGCAAGGTCAATTAACTTTATTGGCCTCACCTTTGTTGCCACCAGAACTGGTGTTGCTTTTGAAGAAGTAATTGGTAACGTTTAATTAATTTAGAGGTTTAAACAACTATGGCAACTCGTCAACAACAAAACCCAATCCCACTCAGAAAAATTACTGATTTCAAGAGTAAGTTATCTGGTGGTGGAGCAAGACCCAATCTTTTTGAAGTTCAATTAGCATTTCCCAATAGTGTTGCTATTGGTGATGATGTACTTGAAAAATCAAGATTTCTTGTTAAAGCTGCTGCTTTACCAGCATCCAATGTAACTCCGATTGATGTTCCTTTTAGAGGTCGTATTTTAAAAATTGCTGGAGACAGAACCTTCGATACCTGGACCATCACGGTCATTAATGATACCGATTTTTCTATTCGTTCTGCTTTTGAATCGTGGATGAACATCATTAATAAAATGTCAGATGCAACTGGTCTCACAGATCCAGTAGACTATCAGAAAGATGCTACTGTTCATCAGTTAGATCGTGATGGTGAAATTTTGAGATCGTACAAGTTTTGGGACATTTTTCCAACCAATATTTCTACGATTGATCTGAGTTATGAAACCACAGATACAATTGAAGAGTTTACAGTAGAACTACAAGTACAGTGGTGGGAGGCTTATAAAGGAAATTCAACCAATGCAGGTGGTGAAGATATAACCTAAATAGTAGAATAATATTTTAAACTCTATAATATGACAAAACTTTTTGGTTTTTCTATTGATGATAATCAAAACAAATCACCTTCAGTAATATCCCCCGTTCCTCAAACCAATGAGGACGGGGTTGATAATTATATTGCTAGTGGTTTTTATGGATCATATGTAGATATTGAAGGTGTTTATAGAACAGAGCATGATTTAATTAGAAGATATCGTGAAATGGCTCTTCACCCAGAATGTGACGGTGCTATTGAAGACGTTGTGAATGAAGCAATAGTTAGTGATTTGTATGATTCTCCAGTAGAAATTGAATTATCAAATTTAAATGCAAGTGATAAATTAAAGAAAGTAATTAGAGAAGAATTTAAATATCTGAAAGAAATTTTAGATTTTGATAGAAAATCTCACGAAATTTTTAGAAATTGGTACGTTGACGGGAGAATTTATTATTTAAAAGTTATAGATACAAAAAATCCTCAGTCGGGTATTCAGGATCTTAGATATATTGATCCTATGAAGATGAAATATATCCGACAAGAAAAAAAAATGGATAAAAGAGATGTTTCTACTTATAACTATAATAGAAATAGCAGAGATGAACCAGTAGTAGAACCAGAACTTGATGAATACTTTTTATATACACCAAAACCAAATTATCCATCTGGTACTATTTCTGGATCTGGTAAAGGATCAGTAAAAATTGCAAAAGATTCAATTACATACTGCAGTTCTGGACTTATAGACCGAAACAAAGGAACAGTACTTTCATATCTCCATAAAGCAATCAAGGCACTCAATCAACTTAGAATGATTGAGGATTCTCTTGTAATTTACAGACTATCACGTGCTCCAGAACGTAGAATTTTCTATATTGACGTTGGCAATCTTCCAAAAGTAAAGGCAGAACAGTACCTCAAAGAGGTTATGTCTCGTTATAGAAATAAACTTGTTTATGATGCGAACACTGGAGAAGTTCGTGATGATCGCAAATTTATGTCTATGATGGAAGATTTCTGGTTACCAAGAAGAGAAGGTGGTCGTGGAACCGAAATCACAACTCTTCCCGGTGGTCAGAATCTTGGAGAACTTACAGATATTGAGTATTTCCAAAAGAAACTTTATAGAGCACTGGGTGTTCCAGAATCTAGAATTGCTTCTGATGGTGGATTTAATTTAGGAAGATCGTCAGAAATTTTAAGAGATGAACTTAAATTTGCCAAGTTTGTTGGACGTTTGAGAAAAAGATTTGCTCAGATGTTTAATGACATGCTTCGTACACAATTGATTTTGAAAAATATTGTTTCTCCAGAAGACTGGCAAGTGATGGCAGATCATATTCAATATGATTTCCTATATGACAATCAATTTGCAGAATTAAAGGAATCAGAACTGTTGAACGAAAGACTTGGAACTCTTGCCACTATCGAACCATATATTGGAAAGTATTATTCCACAGAATGGGTCCGTAGGAAAGTTCTTCGTCAAACTGATTCGGAAATGATTGAAATAGATGAGCAAATAGAAAAAGAAATTGAAGATGGAATTATACCAGATCCAAGTGCTATTGATCCTATTACTGGAGAACCATTACCTCAAGAGGGGGGAGTAGATACTTTAGGTAATATTCCACAAGAACCAGATTTAACTGATCAAGCATCATCAACAAATGCCAATTTACAAAAAGATACTAAAAAGGCAGAAATATAAATACATCTATAAACAGTATTAAAATTTTATGGAAGAACTTGCAAATTTGATTGGTACAGATTCCTCAGCATCACAAATTGCTGATGTTATTAAGAATGCATTATTTGTAAAAGCATCTGAGAGAGTTGAAAGTCTGAGGTCAGTAGTTGCGAATGGAATGTTTAATCAAGACGGATCAGATACGGGAGAAGAATAATGCCCATAACTAAAATGATTGCGACAGAAGTTGCAACTGGAACTACAACAGGAGCTGCTTCAAGCATATCTCAAGCAACTTGCGTCAGACTTTATAATAATAGTGGTGGTATTGCAACGGTTGGCATTTCAACATTAGTTGGTGCCGCAACAACCATTTTCTTTACTATGCCATCAAATTCTGTTGAATTTTTAACAAAACTTCCATCTGATGTCATTTTTACAACTCCGACAATCAGAGTAGCAAAAGTAGGATTTACCAATTAATAAAGATGAAACTCATCACAGAAGAAGTATCACAAGTTAAGTTTATCACCGAAGGAAAAGGTGCTGCAAAAAAAATGTATATTGAGGGAGTTTTCCTTCAAGGTGATATCTGCAATCGTAACGGCAGAATGTATCCAATGCAAACTCTTGCAAAAGAAGTAGCAAGATATAATGAAGCATTTGTCAATAAAGGTCGTGCTCTTGGAGAACTTGGACATCCTGATGGTCCTACCGTCAATCTTGATCGTGTTTCTCATAAAATTGTTTCTCTTGAACAAAAAGGAAGCAATTTTTTTGGTAAGGCACAACTTCTCGAAACTCCAATGGGTAAGATTGCAAAATCTCTTATTGGTGAAGGAGTTATGCTTGGTGTTTCTTCTCGTGGTGTTGGTTCATTAAAGATGACCAATGAAGGTCATAAAATTGTTGGTGAAGATTTTATGCTTGCAACTGCGGCAGATATCGTTGCCGATCCTTCTGCCCCCGATGCTTTTGTTTCGGGAATTATGGAAGGTAAGGAGTGGGTTTGGGAAGGAGGAATTCTTCGTGAGCACCTTGCATCCAAAACTCAAAGAAGAATCAACACTTTAGTTGATCAAAAAAGATTAGATGAACATAAAGTTGAATTATTCCAAGATTTCTTAGCAAATCTTTAATTTATAAATAAATATAGATTATAACACAATCATTCTAAAATGTCCGTTGGTAGCAATTTACAAGAAATGGAAAACGTAGTAACCAAAGGCGCTGCTAAAGCTGAACCAATGCCAAAGTTGTCCACAGGAATTGCTCCTGGACAAACTGGATCTTGGGAAGACTTAGGTGGTCCTACTCCAGAGAATTACAAGGTTGATGACAATTCAGCAAAGCTGAAGGATCCTACCGCAACTCTTTCTCAAGTCAAAAATATTGTTAATGCTAAGGCTGCTAAGGCTGATGCAATGCAGAAACTTGCTGCTGGTGCAGTTAAGGAAGAGACTGAGGAAGACGAAGAGGACCTCATTGCTGAAGAGGAAGTTACTGAAGCAATGGAAGAAGATGAGGATGAGGAGAAAGAAACCCCTAAGAAAAAGAAAAAGGGTGAAGAGGAAGATGAGGATGAGGACGAAGATAAAATGAAGAAAGAAGAGTTTGACATAGAAGAAGATGTCAATGCTCTTCTCGAAGGTGAGGATCTTTCTGAGGAATTCCAAGAGAAAGCACGTACTATCTTTGAAGCAGCTATTAGAACTAAAGTTGCAGAAATCAAAGAGCAAATTCAATCTCAGTATGAAGAGACTTTAATTGAAGAAATTCAATTAATTAAAGAAGAATTAACTAATCGTGCCGATGCATACCTTGAGTATGTTGCTGACGAGTGGATTCAAGAGAATGCACTTGCAGTTGAGCATGGCCTTAAGACTGAAATGACCGAATCATTCCTCCAAGGAATGAGAGGTCTTTTTGAAGATCATTATGTAACAATTCCTGAAGATAGATATGATGTCATCGAGAGCATGGTAGATAAACTTGATGAAATGGAAGAAAAACTCAACGAGCAAATCGATAAGAATGTTGCTCTCAATAGAAGATTAGCCGAGTCGGTTGCCGATGTAATCTTTGCAGATGTCTCTGAGGGTCTTGCACTTTCTCAGAAGGACAAACTAGCTTCTCTTGCGGAAAATGTTGAGTTTGATGGTGAAGCAAACTATCGTGAGAAACTGGTAACTTTGAGGGAATCATACTTCCCATATAATACTGGTACTCAAAGAAATCATTCAGAGAATCTCTCTGAAAGTACTGAATCCGTTCAACAACCAGTATCTGGTTTGATGGAGTCATATATTCAGACTCTGAATAGAGTTTCTAAAAAGTGATTTATAAATTATAGTCAAACTAACTTTTTTTAAGAGGTAAATTCAAATGCAAATGTTCAATGCAGAACAACTGCAGGAGAAGTGGTCACCACTTTTAGACCACGGTGGTCTTGGAGAAATCAAAGATTCTCACCGTAGAATGGTAACCGCAGTTCTCCTGGAGAACCAAGAAAGAACTCTCCGTGAAGAGCGTGAGTTCCTGTCAGAAACCCCAATCACCAACTCAGGTAATGCTGCTGGTGCTTCTGGTGCATTCGGTGGAGGTTCCAATGCTCCTACCGCAGGTTTCGATCCAGTTCTGATCTCCTTGATCAGACGCGCAATGCCTAACTTGGTCGCTTATGACCTCGCAGGTGTTCAACCAATGAACGGTCCTACAGGACTCATCTTTGCAATGCGTTCACGTTATACCAGTCAGACTGGTGCTGAAGCATTCTTTGACGAAGCAAATACAAGATTCTCTGGTCAGAATGCTGCTAATAGCCTTTCTGCAACTGGTATCGGTACTACAGCTGCCACGTCGGGAACCAATCCATCAGTTCTTAACGATTCACCTGCAGGCACCTACAATGTAAACACTGGTATGCATACCGGTGATTCAGAAAACCTTGGTGGTGATTCGGGTTCGTTCAACGAAATGGCATTCTCAATCGAGAAGGTCACCGTTACCGCACGTTCAAGAGCACTCAAAGCTGAGTACTCACTTGAGCTCGCACAAGACCTCAAGGCAATCCACGGTCTGAATGCTGAAGCAGAATTGGCAAATATTCTCTCAACAGAGATTCTTGCTGAAATTAACCGTGAAATTATCCGTACCATCTATAACGTTGCTGAAGCTGGTGCTCAAGCAAACGTTGCTACTTCTGGTACTTTTGACCTTGACGTTGATTCTAACGGTCGTTGGTCAGTTGAGAAGTTCAAGGGTCTTATTTTCCAAATCGAGCGTGATGCTAACGCAATCGCACAAAGAACTCGTAGAGGAAAGGGCAACATCATCATGTGTTCTGCTGACGTTGCTTCAGCACTGACCATGGCTGGTGTTCTTGATTACACCCCAGCACTCAATGCTAACCTCAACGTTGATGATACTGGCAATACTTTTGCTGGTGTTCTTCAAGGTAAGTACAGAGTATACATCGATCCATATTCGGCAAACGTTTCTGCTAACCAGTACTACGTTGTTGGATACAAAGGTTCTTCACCTTATGATGCAGGTCTGTTCTATTGCCCTTACGTTCCTCTCCAAATGGTTCGTGCCGTTGGTGAGAACACTTTCCAACCAAAAATTGGATTTAAGACTCGTTATGGTGTTGTTGCTAACCCATTCGCCAATGACGGTGCTCTTACTTCAGGTACTACTTCTGGTACAAGTGCTCTTACTGCTAACGCAAACCGTTACTACAGAAGAGTTAAGGTCACCAACCTTATGTGAGTTTTTCTCACATATTCTTCAGACCTCCCACAAGGGGGGTCTTTTTTTTATCTAAATAAAAATAAAACTCATGGCAACTGCTTTTGATAAGCAAATAGGAAACAGAAATTTTTTGTCTCCTGTTGGATTTAAATTTACTTTAGCTAAAGAACCCAAAGTTGCCTTTTTTTGCAATTCATTAATAATACCAGAAATTTCTTTAGGTACTGCTATACAATCAAATTACCTTAAGGATATTGATGTTCCAGGAGATAAATTAACTTATGGTGATTTTTCATTAAGATTTTTAATTGACGAAAATCTTGAGAATTATATGGCAATTCACAATTGGTTAACTGGTCTTGGATATCCAGAAACTACGCAACAATATAAAGATTTTATCGTAGAGGACAACATTTCAAGCCCATTAAATGCTTTTAGTGATGGAAGTGTTTATATCTTAAATAGTAATTATCAAACTGTATCGATTGTAAAGTTTAAAGACTTATTTCCAATTTATTTAAGTTCCTTAGAATTTGAAGCAAGTGATACGGATATCAACTACTTTACAGCAGAGGTCACTTTCAAGTATACTGTCTATAATATACTTGATAAAAACGGACAACCTTTATGAATCTTGATGAAATTCAGGAGATGTGGCAGAGAGATTCTGTCATCGATCCTGATAACTTACACGATGAATCATTAAAAATTCCTCAACTACATTCCAAATATTATACCATTTACAATACTATATCCCTTCTTCGTGAAAAAGCAAGAGAAACATACAATAGAGTACGTTTAGAACGTTACAATTACTACACAGGAAAGGCACCAGCAGAGGTCTATGTAGAGGACCCATTTCCGTATAAGGTAAGAGAAAAGGACGCAATAGAGAGGTATATGAGTGCTGATGAGAGACTTTCTAAAATAGACTTGAAGGTAAGGTATTATGATATCATGCTTAAATTCTTAGAAGAAGTTATCAAGACAGTTTCTAATAGAACTTATCAAATTAAAAATGCTATTGAGTTTATGAGATTTACTGCCGGATATAATTAATTAAGGAGGCAGAAATGCCTCTTTTTTATTGTAAATAAATACCTATAACTGATATTATATGAATGTCACATTTGATTATATCAAAAAAGAATGAGGTGTATTTAACTATTCAAGCAGAACCTCACATTTATTACGAACTAGCAGACCAGTTTACATTTGAGGTTCCCAATGCAAAGTTCAGTCCTCAGTATAAAAACAAATACTGGGATGGAAAGATTCGTTTGTTCAATACACAAACTGGTGAAATTTATATTGGACTATTAGATAAGATTATTAAATTCTGTGAGGATCACGAATACACATATGAATTTGCAGACAATAAATTCTATGGACTTCCTTTTGAGATAAATGAGAACATCTCAAAGGAAGGTGTGAAAGATTATATGACTTCTATCAGTAAACACGCCCCACGCGACTACCAAGTTGAGGGAGTATACGACGCCTTGCGACATAATCGAAAATTATTGATATCTCCAACTGCTTCTGGAAAGTCGTTGATGATATACTCTGTTGTGAGATATTACGTTGAGAAGCAGCAAAATATTCTGATAGTTGTTCCGACGACTTCCCTTGTAGAACAAATGTATAAAGATTTTGCAGATTATGGATGGGATGTTGGTTCATACTGCCACAAGATATACGCTGGTAAGGAACGAGAAACTGATTCCCAAGTTATTATTACCACCTGGCAAAGTATTTACAAATTGCCCAAGCAGTATTTTTCCAGATTTAATGTAGTCGTAGGTGATGAAGCACACCAATTTAAATCCAAATCATTAATATCTATAATGACGAAACTTTGTGATGCAAAATATCGGTTTGGTTTTACTGGAACATTAGATGGAAGTCAAACTCACAAGTGGGTATTAGAAGGATTGTTTGGACCTTCTTATAAGATTATCAATACTGATGAACTAATGCAAAAAGGTCATCTTGCCAAATTGGATATCAAAATACTACTGTTGAAACACCCACCGAATCGATTTGAAGTTTTTGAGGATGAGGTTCAGTATCTTATCACCCATCAAAAACGCAATAACTTTATTAAAAACCTTACATTGGATTTAAAGGGAAACACTCTTGTTCTATTTTCAAGAGTAGAAACTCACGGACAACCTTTATATGATTTAATAAATAATAATAAGGTTAATGATCGCCATGTTTTTTTTATTCATGGTGGAGTGGAAACTGACGAAAGAGAAAGAGTACGTGAAATAACAGAAAAAGAATCAAACGCAATTATTGTGGCATCTTATGGGACTTTTTCTACCGGTATTAATATTCGTAACTTACATAATGTTGTGTTTGCGTCACCATCAAAATCAAGAATTAGAAATCTCCAATCTATCGGAAGAGTTCTCAGAAAGGGTGAGAATAAAGTAAAAGCAACTCTATATGATATTGCCGATGATATCAGTTATAAATCAAGAAAGAATTATACACTCAATCATTTAATCGAAAGAATTAAAATCTATAACGAAGAAAACTTTAATTATGATATTGTAAATATACCACTAAAGAACTAATGGGCGAAGAATTTTACGCAATTATAAAATTAATATCTGGTGAAGAAATATTATCATTAGTCATGGTCGATGAAAATGATGGTGATCCAGTTGTTGTGCTTCAAGATCCAGTGACTATGAAAGCTTTTCAAAATCAACATGGTGTGCATTTAAAAGTAAAACCATGGATTGAAATGTCAAGTGATGATTTTTTTATAATTAAACTTGATAAAATTATTACAATGACAGAAACAAAGGATGAAAAGTTAATCAATATATACAACAATTATATTGAAGATGATGATATGATGGATATTTATAAATCTGGTGGTAAAGTTAAACCATCAGAAAAAATGGGATATGTGTCTTCAGTAGAAGATGCTCGTAAAAAACTTGAAGAGTTGTATAAAGGTATTAAAGAAAGCTAAATTTCATCTTTAACGGGGACAAACATAGTCTACACACATTTTTATATCTTGTCAAGCTTGTCAAGACACTTAATGTGTGTTATGATTATCCTTTCAAATACTTATACCGATTATGTTTGACTTTAATGAAGAAAAAATAAAAGAGATAAGCATGTCTTATGCTCATGATCTTTGTAAACCAACGAATAATCATTTATGCAGATTATTGCTAGAAGAACAGGGTGAACCTTACAAACTTTATGCACATATAAGTAGTCAACTTAATAATATTACGATACTTGATGTCGGCACATATAATGGAAACTCAGCTCTTGCTTTTTCTTATAATGAAACTAACAATATTATAAGTTACGATATTGTTGAAAATGGAGCATCAAGTATATCAAGAAAAAACATTACTTGGAAAATCAAAGATTTTCGTGATGATGATTCAATCAATTATGATGAAATTTCTATTATCTTAATTGATGTAGACCCTCATGACGGAATTCAAGAAATTGAAATGGTTAAATTCCTTAAGGATAAAAAATGGTCAGGTATTTTACTCTTAGATGATATTCATCATAATAATGCAATGGAAAATTTTTGGAGACATTTTCCCGAAGAGGTAAAGACTGATTTAACTCATATTGGACATTATTCTGGAACAGGAATGGTAATGTTTAGTTAATATGAAGTATTGTTGTGCTATAATAAACACATAATATAATAAATGAGTTCAATGTTATGCCCAAGAAAAAATCAGAACATTATGTAAATAATAGAGAATTATTAGAAGCACTAATTGTATATCGTACTAAGGTTGCTACTGCTAAAGAAGCAGGTCTACCCAAACCACGGATTACAAATTATCTTGGTGAATGCTTCTTAAAAATTGCTACTCATTTATCATACAAACCAAATTTTGTCAATTATATGTTCCGTGAGGATATGATTTCTGACGGGATTGAGAACTGCGTCCAGTATATTCATAACTTCAATCCAGAAAGGTCTCAGAATCCATTTGCCTATTTTACTCAAATTATTCACTATGCATTTTTGCGTAGGATTCAAAAAGAAAAGAAACAATTAGAGATTAAAAATAAAATCATTGAACGCACTGGATTTGATGAGGTTATGGTTATAGACGACAACTTGCTTTCTGGGAGCAATTCAGAGTATAATTCCATGAAGGACAACATCCAATACAGAAACAACAATCGATGAAAATTGCCATTCTGACAGATACCCATTTTGGTGCCAAAAAAGGTTCAAAGCATCTTCATGACCACTTTGAACTTTTTTATAAGAATGTTTTTTTTCCTGCCCTTGAAGAGTATGGGATAAAGACAGTCATTCATATGGGTGATGCATTTGATAGTCGTAAATCAATCGATTATCAAAGTCTGGAATGGGCAAAGAGAGTTGTATTTGAACCTCTGCGTGAGTATGATGTCCATATGATTGTAGGGAATCATGATTGTTATTACAAGAATACCAATCACGTTAACTCCCCAGACCTTCTTCTCAAGACTTATCCAAATATCAAAACTTATAGTTCTCCGACAAATACAAAGGTTGGTGGAATTGATATGACTTTTATTCCTTGGATTTGTAGTGAGAATCATGAGGAAACGATGAATGTAATTAAGAAGTCTAAGGCACAGGTTGCGATGGGACACTTAGAACTTCAAGGTTTTCGTGTAAATAAAAATCTGATTATGGAGGATCATGGACTGGATTCGAATATTTTCTCAAAGTTCACGAAGGTATTTTCTGGTCATTACCATACTCGTTCTGATAATGGACGCATCTTCTATCTTGGCAATCCTTATGAAATGTATTGGACGGATGTAAATGATGCTCGTGGATTTCATATCTTTGATACCGAAACACTCACTCATACACCAATTGATAATCCTTATAAATTATTCTATAATCTTTATTATGAAGATACTCCTTATCAGACATTTGATGCTCGGGAATATGAGAATAAGATTGTAAAGATTATTGTTCGTAAAAAAACAAAGGCAAAGGATTTTGAAAAGTTTGTAGATAAATTATATACAGCAGGAATTCAAGATCTTAAAATTATTGAGAACTTTGAAATTCAAGAAAGTGAAGACTTTGCGATTGATGAAGAAGAGAATACTATTTCAATTCTGAATCGTTATATTGACGAGTCTGAAGTTCAGTTCGATAAAAATATCATCAAAGGAATCCTACAAAATCTTTACAAAGAGGCTTGCGAAGTTGAGTAATGTTTCTTCTCACACTTAAAGACCACAAAGGGGATGGTGCATTTGCCGTCCAAGACAAATATGGTGAAAAAGTCTTATTTCTCTTTGAGGAAGAAGACGATGCGACTCGTTATGCCTTGATGTTGGAAGATCAAGAAGAAAAAGAGATGGATGTTGTAGAAGTAGATGATGAGCTTGCCATAAAGACTTGTAAGATGTATAATTATCGATATGCAGTGATTACTCCTGACGACATTGTGATTCCACCCAAAAATGATAATCTTTAAAAAAATCCGTTGGAAGAACTTTTTAAGTACTGGGAATCAGTTCACGGAAATAGACTTCCAAAAGAATCAAACAAATTTGATTGTTGGGACAAATGGTGCTGGTAAATCCACTGTGCTGGATGCCTTGACTTTTGTATTGTTCAATCGTCCATTTCGTAAAATCAATAAACCTCAACTTCCTAACAGCACCAATGAAAAGGATTGTCTGGTAGAAATTGAGTTTTCTGTAAATAGTCGTGAGTATTTGGTTCGTCGTGGAATTAAACCAAATGTTTTTGATATTGAGGTAAATGGAAAGCAACTTCATAAGGAAGCAGATGATCGTGCGAATCAAAAAATCCTAGAAGAGAATATTCTAAAGGTCAATTATAAGTCTTTTACACAGATTGTAATTCTGGGTTCTAGTAATTTTGTTCCCTTTATGCAATTGGCTACGGCAAATCGTCGTGAGGTCATTGAGGACTTGCTGGATATTCGTATCTTCTCTTCAATGAATAATTTGATTAAGGAAAAGATTCGTCAGCAAAAGGAGCAGATTAAATCTCTAGATCTTAGAAAAGAATCCCTCAAAGATAAGGTTCTAATGCAAAAGAACTTTATTGAGCAGTTAGAGAGTCGTGGAAAGGACAATATTAATGCTAACAAGCAGAAGATTACTAATTTGATTACTGAAGTTGATGCTTATATGCTTCAAAATGCAACCACCGAAGAAAGTATCTTTGGATATACGAAAGAGCAAGAAGAAGTTATCGGTGCGACTGATAAACTGAGAAAGTTGGGTAACTTAAAAGGTAAAATCTCCCAGAAAGTATCTACAATTACCAAAGAGCACAAGTTCTTCACAGAAAATACGGTCTGCCCTACCTGCACTCAAACAATTGAAGAAGAGTTTCGGTTAAATAGAATTACTGACGCTCAAAATAGTGCTAAGGAACTTCAGAAAGGTTATAAAGACCTTGAAGAAACCATAAAACTGGAAGAGGAGAGAGAGCGTCAATTTATTGCTCTATCTAAGGAGATTACGAAACTCAACAATGACATTTCTCAAAACAATACTCGGATTTCATCTAACCAACGACAGGTTAGGGATTTGGAAAGTGAAATTCAAACACTTACCGAACAACTTGAAAACAAGAATACTGAGCATGAAAAGTTAGAGGAGTTTCAAACCAATCTTCAAAAAGTCTTTGAGGATTTGGGCACTAAAAAAGAAGAGATCGTTCATTATGATTTTGCATATTCTCTTCTCAAAGATGATGGTGTAAAAACCAAAATTATCAAAAAATATCTTCCCTTCATCAATCAACAGGTGAATCGTTATTTGCAGATGATGGATTTTTATATTAATTTCAATCTGGATGAAGAGTTTAATGAGAGTATCAAGTCACCGATTCACGAGAACTTCTCTTATAGTTCTTTTAGTGAAGGTGAGAAAATGAGAGTTGATTTATCTCTTCTTTTTACTTGGAGAGAAGTTGCAAGAGTGAAGAACTCTGTGAATACAAATCTATTAATTATGGATGAAGTTTTTGATTCATCTCTGGATGGATTTGGAACTGATGAGTTTCTGAAGATTATTCGTTATGTGATAAAGGATGCTAATATATTTGTGATTTCTCATAAGGGTGGACTTGAGGACAAATTTGAAAGTGTCACAAGGTTTGATAAGAAGGGAGGATTCTCGTATAAAATAGAATCATAAGCACAAGACCGATGAAAGTTCCAAACTGGCAACATCATTCTAAGAAGGAGCAGAAACGGACACTCAAACCGCAGGCACTCCGACAAGCAAAGGCACGACTTAAAGCCTTTAAGAAAAAGCACTCTGAAAAGGGTGCTTTTTTTTATAAATAATTGAAAAGTATTTGTAAAGATGAACTCACAAGAATTTCGTGCCCTTCAAGAAGCTTATAGTCAGGTTTATGAACTTGATGAAGCAACTGCCATGGCAAAGAGAGGCAAGGATGAGACTGAAATTCGTAATACAATTGCTAAGAAAACTGGCGGTGGCGAGTCTGCAGATAGAGCATCTGCACTAGAAAAGCAATCAACTTATGATCCTAAAACAGACCAGCAAAGACAAAATTATGCCAGAGCACAGAGAGGTGATTTCCGTAAAACTACTTCTTCATCTCCTGGTCTTCGTGGATATGCTCATCAATCAAGTGATCCTGCTGTAAAAGCAAAGCAAGCAGCAAGAGGTAATCAGAGAGCTCGTGTTGCTCTAACTCCTAATGAGAGAACGAAACTGAATATGGAGTATGACCTCTACGACATCATTCTTTCACACCTTCTTGATGAGGGTTATGCTGATACTGAACAAGCAGCAGAAGCAATTATGGTGAATATGAGTGAAGATTGGAGAGAGAGTATTGTTGAAGAAGTTCTTGATGAAGGACAAAAAAAATATCCAACAGAAAAAGTTGAAAATGCAGGAAATAGAAAGGTAAGAACACTTAGAGACCCAAATATATCTCCAGAAAAGAGACTAAAAACTACTAAGCAACTTAATACTATTACAACTTCTTTTATGTCTCATCTTACAAACAGACCACAACCGGTTCCTCCAAAAAGAAGAAAATAATTGAAGACCACTTTCCAAACTGGCACACCAGGGGGTCGCAAGACCTCCTTTTTTTGTATAATAGGTGCATAAGAAACAAAATCAATGCCCGTCAATCACGAAATCAAGTCCCAACTCGCAAAACTTCTTGCCACCGAAGACCTTGTGGTTGAGCACAAGAAAGTAGAGACTGCCTGCTTTAATGTTCATACTCGTGTGCTGACTCTGCCGATGTGGGAGAAGGCAAGCAATATTGTCTATGACCTTCTGGTAGGTCACGAAGTTGGTCATGCACTTTTCACACCTGATGAGGATTGGATACAAGAACGTAAAATCCCCCCTCAGTTTGTGAATGTGACTGAGGATGCAAGAATTGAGAAGTTGATGAAACGTAAATATGCTGGACTTGCTAAGACTTTTTATAATGGATATAAAGAACTGAGTGATGAGGATTTCTTTCAGTTGAGTGATGAAGATATTTCTACTTATAATCTTGCCGACCGAGCAAATCTTTATTTTAAAGTGGGTAATTTCATTTCTCTTGATTTTACGGTAGAAGAACAGAATATTATCAATCAAATTGCTGATGCCGAAACTTTTGTTGAGGCACTTGATGCTGCTGAGGTTCTTTATAAGTACTGCAAGCAAAAGCAACAGGAAGAAACCAAAGTTAATTTAGATTCTCACGAAAGTCAGCAATCTGGTTCTGGTAGCAATTCTGCCTCTGATTTTGCTAACCAAGAAGAAGGTGAGAATGAAGCAGAATCTGAACCTGGTGATGATTCTGACCAAAGTGGTGGTGAATCTGAAACTACACAAGGTGAGATGGGTGGTGAAGATTATGAACCTGAAGTTAAGACCGTTGATAATTTGGAAGATGCACTCAAAGACCTTGTAAATAAGGATGGTTGGGAAAATACTTATGTGGAAATTCCTAAACTGAACGTAAAGCAAATCATCATAAGTAATACTGAAATTCATAATCAGTGCAAGCAATCTTGGGCATCGTATTCTGATACTCGTGATGAAACCTTTGGTGAGACAGATAAAGACTTCCGTGAGTTCAAGCGTTCGGCACAGAAGGAAGTTAATTATTTGGTAAAAGAGTTTGAGTGCCGTAAGGCAGCAGATAGTTATGCTCGTGCCACAACTGCTCGCACGGGTATTCTGGATTGCTCTAAACTGCACACCTACAAATACAACGAAGACTTGTTCCGTAAGGTTACAACTCTTGCAAATGGTAAGAATCACGGTCTGGTGTTTGTTTTGGACTGGTCCGGTTCTATGACTCGTGTGATGTTAGATACCATAAAACAACTCTTCAATCTGATTTGGTTCTGTAAGAAAGTCGGTATCCCCTTTGATGTTTATGCCTTTACGAATAGTTATCCAATTATTAAGTATGATGAGAATAACAAACCAATTTTTCCAGAACCTTCACATCAAAAGAAGGAAGGTCTTCTTCGGGTTGATGAATATTTCTCTCTGCTGAATATGCTTACTAGTAAGACAAATGGTAAGACACTGGAAGACCAGATGTTGAATATCTATCGTATTGCCTGCAACTTTAGTGAGCAGCACTATACTAAGTATGCTGTTCCAGTTGGTTTGGATTTATCTGGCACTCCTCTAAATGAGGCTTTGATTGCCCTGCATGAAATCCTGCCTACTTTCCAAAAAGAAAATAAATTGCAGAAAGTCCAGTGTGTAATTTTGACTGATGGTGAAGCAGCACCCTTGAAGTATTATAAAGAGTTCAATCGTCGTTATGAGGATGGACCTTATCTTGGTCTCAATTCTGTTGGAACGAATGGTTTCCTGCGTGACCGTAAGACTGGAAATACTTATTCTTTGAATGTAGAATGGTATGGATTTACTGATGTTCTACTTCGCAATCTCCGTGATAAGTTTCCTACCGTTAATTTTATTGGTATGAGGATTCTGGAATCACGTGATGCTAATAGTTTCATTCGTCGTTATACTGGGTATATTGGTGCAGACTATGATAAGATAACTTCTTCTTGGAAAAAGGAAAAAACCTTCTCCATTAAGAACTCTGGGTATCATACTTACTTCGGTCTTTCTGCCTCTGCTCTTGCAAATGATGCAGAGTTTGAGGTTGCCGAAGATGCCACCAAGTCTCAAATTAAAACTGCATTTGTGAAGAGTTTGAAGAGTAAGAAAATGAATAAAAAAGTTCTTGGGGAGTTTGTGGAGTTAGTTGCTTAAATAAATAATCAAAAAAGTAGTTGTAAGATGAAGACTTTCCAGGATTTTATGATAGAATGTTATTCTATTCAAGAAACTTCTCTTACTCGTGTAATGAGCAAATCTGAAAAAGGTGGTATGGCAATTCTCTCCGGTCAAAGGGGAGATAAGTCAAAAGAAGAAAACAAAGCACGATCTTCTAGAACCGAAAGAAGAATTAGGGGTGCTGGTCTTCCTGGTCCAACTAAAGTTTCTGGAAGATATACTGAAAATCCAGGAACCCCAGAAGAGAAGAAGGTCGGAGAGAAATCTCACGTGGTTTCTTCTGGTAAAATGGGCAAGAAAACCTTCAAGAGGACAGTTGAGAAACTGGGCACAGAGGCTGGACTTAAGCACAAAAAGAATGTAAAATCAGGGTCATCAAAGGATGATCAGGACTCTGTTCTGATTCAACGCAAACCAGGAGGATCTGCTACACTGAAAGGAACTTCAAAAACATCTTGGCCTGGTAAAGGTAAAAATGTTGGAGTTGGAAAAATGAAACCCGGCAGAACCGGTGAATTTGATACTAAAGTTAAAAACAAAACATTTACTTATGAAGACTAAATTTCCACTTGAACACATAGTCAAATCTGAAACTAAAGAAGTATGGGTAATCTGCGATAGTGCAATTACTGCTATGGGTATTCCTGCAATTGTAAAAAAGTTTTATCCTGGTTATACTGGTAAAATTGCAAGCAGAGAAAACTTTGAGAAACTAAAGAACCAATCGGTAAATTTATAAATAATTGAAAAGTAGTTATAAGATGAACTCACAAGACTTTCGTGCCCTTCAAGAAGCTTATAATCAGGTTTATGAACTTGAAGAAGGAATGATGATGAAAGACTTCAAGCAACAAAGAAGTCGCCAAAAGCAAAAAGATAAGAGAGAAGCACTCAAGACTTCACCCACTCGCAGAGCAGGTATTCACGCAGACAAGGCATCACCAGAAAGAGCAGCAAGACATCGTGCTAATGTAGATCCTGATTTTGAAGGTAATGATGAAAGAAATTATCCTGGTGGTAAGTTGAGACCAAATAAAGTTCGTAAGGCAAAAGCACTTGGAGAACTTGGCGAACAGGTAGACCTCTACGACATCATTCTCTCACACCTTCTTGATGAAGGTTATGCTGAGTCTGTAGAGCAGGCAGAAGTCATTATGGTGAATATGAGTGAGGATTGGAGAGAGAGTATTTGTGAAGCAGCAAAAGACCAATCTGATAAACAAATTGAAAAAGGTGTAAAAACCACTTATAAGGCGCAGAATGTTCTTGATAATCAACATCAAGGTAGAAGTCGTGGGTTAAATCGCCTTCCTTCTGGTGAAAGGAGGGATAAAACAGCAAGAATGAGAGATCGTCTAAAAACACGTAGAGATGATTTATTTGGAGAACGTAACAGGCGTGAAGATGAATCGAGAGCAGAATTTAAGAAAAAATACGGTCTCTGAAGAACCACTTTCTAAACTGTCCATCGGGGGGTCTTGCACCCCCTTTTTGCTGCTATAATAATCTCAGTTAAAAACAAAACGACCTAACTACATTATGCCTCGCAAGACTTCTGTGAATGATACTCAACTGATTGCAAGTATTCAAGAACTTTATGGTCCAGAGGTTACTTCTGGTGACTTGAAAGGTTTTTGTGCTTCCCGTAGTCTTAACTATCAAACTGTGACCCGTCGTTTGGAGAAGTTTAAGACTTCTCGTGGTCGTTGGAATCTGGAAGTGACTCAAGAGAAAGTGGAACAAATCGAACGCACCTATCAAGCACCTGCTGCTCTTCCTGCTGTAGAACAAAACCTTATTCCTGATAAAGATGATACCTTCGTCAAGTTTGGTAATTTTAATGATATTAAAAAAATTATTCAGTCCGGTATTTTCTATCCTGCGTTCATTACGGGTCTTTCGGGTAATGGTAAAACGTTCTGTGTTGAACAGGTTTGTGCTCAACTGAAACGTGAGTTGATTCGTGTAAATATTACTATCGAAACCGATGAGGATGATCTTATTGGGGGTTTCCGCCTTGTTAATGGTGAAACGGTGTGGCACAACGGACCAGTCATCGAAGCACTCGAACGTGGTGCAGTGTTACTTCTCGATGAGGTGGATCTTGCATCTAATAAAATCCTTTGCCTCCAATCCATCTTAGAAGGTAAAGGTGTATTTCTGAAGAAGATTGGACGTTTTGTCAAACCTGCTTCTGGATTCAATGTAGTTGCCACTGCAAACACAAAAGGTAAGGGATCTGATGATGGTCGATTTATCGGCACTAACGTGCTCAACGAAGCCTTTTTAGAACGTTTCCCTGTAACCTTTGAGCAATCCTATCCTGCTCCTGCTACCGAACAGAAGATTCTGGAAGGAGTTGCTCTGGATCTTGGTGTGGAAGACCGTGACTTCTGCAAACGTCTTGTAGACTGGGCAGACATCATCCGTAAGACGTTCTATGATGGTGGTATTGAGGAAATCATCAGCACCCGTCGTTTGGTTCACATTATCCGTGCTTACAGCATCTTCCAGGATAAGGCAAAGGCAATTCAAGTCTGCGTCAATCGTTTTGATGACGAGACCAAGCAATCTTTCCTGGAACTTTATGACAAAGTGGATGCTGACTTCCAGATGCCTACTGGCGAGCATGTAACTTATGACCTTGACTTGAACCCCACAATCTGATATAATTGGGGAAGGTAAAAATATGCCTTCCCCCTTATAAGTGATCCAACTTTTACTATTACTATGTCTCAACCTACTAATCATCTTTGGAAATACAACGAAGATAAAATCCTCAAAGATGTTGAGGATTATGTGACTACTACCTATCACGGGCATTATTGTGGTGATAGTGATGGGTATTCCGATATCCAGACTATTGACCTGATGGCAGCAAAAAAACTGGCAGCAGGTTTCTGTCAGGCAAACATCCTGAAGTATGGTTCTCGTTATGGAGACAAGGATGGGCGTAATAAGCGTGACTTGATGAAAGTCATTCACTATGCTATGCTACTTCTCCACTTTGATGGGCATTATTCCCGTAAGGATAATGGACTGTCCGAATTCCGTTGATAATGAAACTTAAATCTCAAATTATGAAACTTTCTGATAACACTCTGACTATTCTCAAAAACTTTGCTGGAATTAACAACTCTATTCTGGTCAAGCAAGGCAATAAACTCCGCACTATTTCTGTTGCAAAAAATATACTAGCAGAAGCAGATATTACCGAAGAGTTTCCCCGCAACTTTGCGATTTATGATCTGAATCAGTTTCTGAATGGTCTTGGACTTCACCAAGATCCTGAACTGGATTTTACGAATGATTCTTACATTACAATTCGTGAAGGCAAGCGCCGGGTCAAGTATTTCTATGCTGACCCCAACGTAATTATCTCTCCCCCAGATAAGGAAATCAAACTTCCTTCTGAGGATGTTTGCTTCCAACTGGAACATGCATCTCTGGAGAAACTTCTTAAGGCAGCAGCAGTATATCAACTTCCTGATCTTTCTGCAATTGGTAATGCAGGTGTGATTCGTCTTGTAGTTCGTGATAAGAAGAATGATACTTCCAACGAGTACTCTATTGTGGTTGGTGAGACTGATAAAGAATTCACCTTTAACTTCAAGGTGGAGAATATCAAGATCATTCCTGGTGCATATGATGTGATTGTGTCAGAAAAACTTTTGTCACAATTCAGTAATACAAAGTACAATCTGCAGTATTATGTTGCTCTGGAACCTGACTCTTCTTTTAAATGAACATTTTCGTTACAAACGAATTTCCTGCCGAATCTGCAATCTGTCTTCCAGACAAACATATCGTTAAGATGCCCCTTGAATGCTGCCAAATGCTTTCCATCGTGGCATCCAAGTGGTATCATAACTACGGCACTCTTCCCAAGTCTGATGGAACTCCTTACAGCACTGAGAAGGGTGCTTTTCGTAATCATCCCTGCACCAAGTGGGCAGCAAAATCAATTCACAATGCCTACTGGTTGATTAAGCACGGGATGAATTTATGTGATGAGTATTCAGTTCGTTATGGTAAGATCCATTCGTGCTACAATACTCTCCTGTCTGCCTATTATCTTTTCCCCAAAGGAAAGATTACTGAGGTGACAGAGTTCGTTCGTGCTATGCCTGACGAATACAAACTTGATGAAAGCATTGATACATTCACTGCATACAAAATGTATATTGCTTCCAAACCCTGGGTTACGGACAACTATCTCCGTATGCCTTCTCGCAAACCTGATTGGATTTGATTATGAGTTCTAACTTTATTTGGGTGGAAAAGTATCGCCCAAAGACTATTGAAGATTGCATTCTTCCCGAGAATATTAAAAAAACCTTTAGTGACTTTCTAAATAAGGGTGAAATACCAAATATGCTACTTGCCGGTCCCCCAGGAGTTGGCAAGACTACAGTAGCAAAGGCACTATGTAATGAGTTAGGAGTAGATTTTTATGTCATCAATGGATCCGACGAGGGTAGATTCCTCGATACTGTCAGAAACAATGCGAAGAACTTTGCTTCGACCGTCTCACTTTCGTCAGATGCTAAGCACAAAGTCGTCATCATTGATGAAGCAGATAACACGGGGAACGACGTACAACTCCTCCTTAGGGCGTTTATTGAGGAGTTTGCTGGTAACTGCCGATTCATCTTCACCTGCAACTACAAGAACAAAATCATCGAACCCCTCCATTCCCGGTGTGCAGTTGTCGAATTCGGTATCAAAGGAAAGGAAAAATCCCAACTTGCAGGATCATTCTTCAAGCGTCTACAAGACATCCTGGATAAAGAAGGTGTCCGATACGATCCGAAGGTTCTTGCCGAACTGATATCGAAGCATTTTCCTGATTGGAGGAGAGTCCTCAACGAATGTCAGAGGTATTCTGTTGGTGGTGAGATTGATAGTGGGATTCTTGCATCCTTCTCCGATGTTGCCGTAAATGATCTCATTACTCATCTCAAAGATAAGAACTTTCCCGAAGTCCGAAAGTGGGTGGTTGCCAACCTGGATAACGATTCTTCTGTGATTCTTCGCAGGGTTTATGATGCATGTTACACCTGTCTTTCACCCCAAACTATCCCTGCTGCTGTTCTTATTATTGCTAAGTATCAATACCAAATTGGATTTGTTGCTGACCAAGAAATCAATCTATTAGCAGCACTTACAGAGATTATGTGTGAGTGTGAGTTCCAATGAGACCTGAAACTAGAGAAGCAATGGAGATGCTTTTTACTGCTAAGTGGAATCTACCAAAGGCAGCAGAGCATTGTAATCTTACTCATAAGGAGTGTAAGATTGTGTTTAATGAATATTGTAATTTTCACCCTAAGACTTATGAAGGCGGCACAGAAATCAATTAAAACTTTTCCATTAAAAACTTGTCTGCGATATCCTGGGGGCAAATCTAAGGCAACTAAAACTCTTTCTCCGTGGTTTCCTGAAAACTTTAAAGAATATCGTGAACCATTTATTGGTGGGGGATCGGTGGCATTTTATGCAACTCAGGCATATCCAGATGCCTCAGTTTGGATTAATGATCTTTATGTACCACTTTATAATTTCTGGGTACAACTTCGTGACCACGGAGAGGAAGTTTCTGATCGTTTAAAGGATATTAAAACAAAGGCATCTGATTTTGCAACTCAAGATGAGAAGGATGCTGCACATAAAAAACTTTTCATTGATACAAAGGAACTTATCAATCAGCAAGATGGTATTGATCGTGCTGTAAGTTTCTTTATTCTGAATAAGTGTAGTTTTTCTGGTCTTACGGAGAATAGTACATTTTCAGTAACTGCATCTGGTTCTAACTTTTCATTTGTTGGCATTGAGAAACTCAAAGAGTATTCTAAGTTGATGAAGAACTGGAAGATTACCAATATTGATTACTCAGAAGTAATGAATGCTCCTGGGGAAGATGTATTTGTTTTTCTTGACCCCCCGTATGACATTAAAGATTTTCTTTATGGAAAGAACCGGGAAATGCACAAGTCTTTTGATCACGAAAGGTTTGCAGAGGATGTTTATAAGTGCCCTCACGAGTTTATGATTACTTATAATCTTAATGATAGGTTGTGTGAGTTGTATAAAGACTATCATCTTCGTGAATGGAAACTCAGGTATTCTATGGCACA